TATAGACGCAATATAATTTCTATAAACACACACACAATGTCCGTACAGACTCAAAATTGTACTCCTACCGTCATGGGACAAAATGGCGAACACTTACAGCTCAAACCGAGCTTTTCTTTTGCAGCGAAACCACTCACACATTGTGAGCTTCGCATGCAACTTTGGTCATATTTGACCACACCGACTGAGGAGGTTTTAACCTCTCTCGTCGAAAACGGCATTATACCATGCCACTACAACACTTCACCGTGTCCACACTGCGTCCGACAATTACGTCGTGAACGCTTACACCAGATGAACAACCTGGTCTTGCACTACGTACGCGAAGTGAGACATATTACATGTCCTCCACGCTACCACCCTAGTAGTGACAAAACACTTGGCTACAAACAACAGCCAATCTTGGTCGTTCCTCAACGGGAAAACCAAAATGGTCAGACTCCACCTCCAATTCCAACAAGAGAGTCACCGGAACCTATCGGGGTCGACACGACTTTTCGTGTCCTAGACGAAGTGATGAGCAAAGTAAAACCTACTGCTCTCATCATGGCACTAAGATCCGTAGTATGCGCTACCAACCACACTACTCGTTATGCAGCTGTGATTGCTATGCTTGAAACCTACGGCATAATGCCTGGTCTTTTAGACTATGATGCATTTATAACTGCCCTCTCCCCCTTTCTGACTATAATGTCAGACAAGTTTCCGGAAACACGAAACTTCATCGGCGGAATATCAGCCGATTTGCTTGTTCGTGAAGCACAAGCTGGCAAGCGTAAACCTTACGCTAAACGTTTTCAACAACGTCAACGCCACCCTTCATCATCCTCAGATGATGAGCAAACTTTTGATGAAAAAGTCAAAGCCCTTGCACTCGAAAAGGCGAAACACAAAGCCGTAAACCTTCGTGCTCAACAGATTGCTAAGCGACCTAACTTGAACAAAACTATCCTTACACAAGTTGAAGTTCATCAGGAACCTACATCTGTCGCAGATATTGTCCTTTTTGACAAATCTGATGCACCAAGTACACCACCTACTATCAACGTCGATGATGGACTTACACCCATCAATGATGATGACTTTGACCTCATCAACTTAGCTTCACCACCACTCGTAGCAAGCCCCACAGCTTCTACATGCACACAAAACACCGGAACATCTTACACAGCTTCCTCTGCTGGCCACACACCTTCAGCAGCATTACACAAACCTGTTCTTTCACCTATAGCTAACGAACCAGTAAAACCTATCCAAAGCGAATCACTCATAAGTGCAATTCGTAACAAAATCGGAGGAGATACTGGCGTTCTTGCAACAACACTCACCGTAATTCTTTGTTCACTTTGCGGACTTGGCTCACTAGTCACCCGCAAATGCGAAGGACTCGCAGATCGATTGTGCGAAATGGGCAAACTATGCTCAGCACAAAAATCGATCTTCGATTTCTTCTCACGCGCTAAAGAAATGGTTCAATCTGTTTTGGCCAAAATCATTGGTCCAGAATATGTTTATCCAGAACTTTACAGCCGTCAAAAACAACACAAAGAAATACACGAAGTTATTCTCAAAGCAGAACAGCTATCGAAAGACTCGTATGAAAACGTCCAAACTATTTCACGCGATCCACAAGTTCCACAACGTCTTGTCGACTACCTCTACGAAGCAGAAAAGACAGTCGTCCATGATATGGGCCCACTCAAGAAACAGAAAGATATTGTAGATAATTTCCACCATCTACTCACACGCATCGTTGACTCACGACGTTCTCTAGAAGAACGCATGACTGAAGTTACACGATCAATATCTTTTCGACAAAACCCAGCCTCTCTGTATTTATATGGAGATTCAGGCATTGGTAAGTCCAAAATTATGGCTACTGTCCGCGACCACCTCTCAAAATTACACGGTCACATCATTACTAACTTTCCACGAAACTCCTCAGATGAATTCTGGGAAGACTATGTCTATCAAGATTGCACATCATTCGATGACTTCCTCACCAACAAAAAGGGATTAGATGTTGAAGAAGTGATAAAATCATATTCTTCAGAACACTATCCAATTCCTATGGGAACTCTCTCAAAGAAAGGTAGGCTCTTCATGAGCAAGTACCTTCTTTTGTCAGCCAACACAATCGATGCTGACAACAACGAGTTCATCAACAACACAGAGGCAGTCTATCGTCGCCGTGACTTACTTATCGGCGTCACATTCAAAGAAGGGATTACACAACACCCTGCCACAGACACAGGCACTTTTGATCATTTAGAATTCACTATGTACACACCCATTCCAGACACAACGAATGAGAAAACATATCACTCAATTGGGATTATTAAATCCCCAGCTGATATTGCAACCTTACTATACAGACGACAAGTACACTACGCAAATGAATTTGAAAACAAAATCAAAATCTCAGCACACATTGCCTCCACTATTTCACACAACGAATGTAAAGAGTTTCTCCGCACATCACAAGCGGAAGACACCGTCAAAATCAACTTCCTCATTGGACCACCAGGCTGTGGCAAAACACTTCTTGCTAACAAAGCAGGATTCACCACAGACCGTTACATCCAAGGTTCAACACTCACATCAGGAAATGTTGTTGACGACATCGTTAAATCAACTCAAGACCTCAAGATCGTTATGGAAACACTTAGAAAAGAAGCAGACAAGGGTGTACACAACACTTTTGTCATCAACGAAACAACTTACACTAAGTACCTTGCCAAACTCAAAGCAGAAGACATACAACTTGTTACCTCATTTGAACGAAGATGTATCTTTTACAGATTCATCTACAAGCGAAACTTTATTACACGCTATACAGCACAAGACATCCAAGCTGGAAATAAAACATATGACGAACTCGTCGGCATAAAAGTCGACGGCGTTCCGACACTCCACGCCGCTGTCTTATCCTCGCTTATCAAGAAAGTCAAGGAAAAAGCTGTTAGAGAAACAATTGCAGAAGCAATTGAATTTGGAGATTACTCAGCAGATATCACAGTTACACTTCCTACTACCATTGAACATTTCATGCAAGGAAAAATCATGGAAGGAATTTCACCAAACAATGTTAAAATACACGGCATGTCCATTGCAGAAGGACTCACCATTCTGCGATCTCTACCCAAAGTACACGTTACAGGAAATTCAATTTCACAATTTTTCCATTATATAAATGGTCTAAACGTACCATGGAACCTCACAAAAACCATGAAAATCAAATTACAGAATCTTACTATTCTTGTTGTTAATGTACAAAATTGTTTATATGCAGCTCCCATTTCCGCAGTTACATACACAGTTCATAACGGTATTGTCTTCCAACAGAAAAATGGACAAACCAAACCTATACCGGAAATGCTTCAATCAATTACACTTAAGATCTACGATCAACACCAAAAAGCACGACAAAGTTCACCCCTTGTCAAAGACAACAGGCCACCTACACTACCTGCTGACTCTGAAGGAGAAACACTTCTCGAACACATCAAACGAATGTTTAGCTACGTCTCGTACGCTGGTGTCGCTATCAAGCTTATCCTATCAATATCTGGATCAGTTTGTGCCTCAATGGCATTTAGCGATGAACTAAGCTGGCTCGAAGTGCGCAAGCGCTTTGAAAGACGAAAGCAAAAACAATCACCACCAACTGATGATGAAGATGAAGATCCTAATGACGATGTCCAAGTAACCACCTACAGGCAGAAGTTTAACAAGCCTATCACAAAGGGTCGAACTTTCGACGTTGTACCATCAGATGCACCTACTGCTTGGCACAACATGCCAGATGAAGTAGATTATGATGCTGTACTTGACTTCCAAGCATTTACACCCTCACGTATAGGACAACACTTAGAACACAGAAACATCACAGTTGAACCTTATCGTGAATCGCAAACTTTTGACGCTTATCAGTATCGTCCAATTCTCAACACTATTGCAGGCAACATTTGCACAGTAAGCCTAACAGTCAACAACACAAATCTGACTGTACGAGGTATCATTACACATTCTCGTCGCGTTGTAACAGTATCACACTTGTTCAATCGTATTATTGACGATCCCACAGATGACTTCAATGTTGAAGTAGTTACCAATAAAGGAACTTATACAGCAACATTGGATGAGTATGATCGTAGCCGTGACCTCGCCTTCCTCAACATGGAAGAAAAGAGTCCACAGTTCCGCGACATCAGAAAGCACATCACACACAGACATCCTCGTAGCTTATCACTCAGCAGCTCAGAAGGAGTCGTCTTCATTAAAGACGAAAACTTAGGACATAACTCATTCTTACTTCCTTCTATCTCTTGCACACGAATTTGCACAGTAACTGTCGATGGACAAACTTCTACACAACTTGAAACACTCGCTGTCAGCACCTCAATGATGACACGCACTTACGCAACCATCGGTGGCGATTGTGGTTCACCTCTTATTTTTAAAATAAACGGCGAATACAAAATCGTCGGATTACACGCTACATCAAATGGTTACACAGGTACTGCCGCTATGGTAAGTATCGATGACTTCAACACCAATCAAGTACACGTAAAACAAATTCCACACGACTGTGTTGAGTTCGAACGCACAGGCAAGAAATTTGCCAACCTTCCAATCGTCGGAAAAACAACCAAACCAGTCCCAGTGCTTATGCAAGGCAAAACAAAATTACACAAGACAGCACTTTGGAACGAAGAACTGTTTCCCTGCACAAACGAACCAGCAATCCTATCACCTTTTGACGAACGTTGCAAATCAGGCTTGGATCCTATGATCAGAGGTCTGAAGAAATACGAACGTAAAGGGCAAGTAGATGACGCTCTCAAAGAGTCATTTGACGAAATGTCTTCATACTACGCTAATCTATTTAAGAAGCATGGTATGCGAGTTAAGAAACTCTCAGACCGTGAAACTATAAATGGTATTTGCGATAATGACGGCAGTCATAACGTCAACAGAACATCTGCAGCAGGATTTCCATCATCTTTGGTTCATCCTTCTAACAAAGGAAAAATGCAGTACATCCAGTTCAACGAACAATACCAAAACTGGGAACTTAAGAAAGACGAAAAAGGAACATGGATGAAGAAACGAATTGCACAAGTTGATGCAGTGTTGCGTGACACAAAAACAGATGCTGTACCAACAGTTATCTTTACCGCTTCACTCAAAGACGAAACTAGACCAATAGAGAAAATACACGATGAAAAGACACGCGTTTTCACAGCAGCACCAACAGAATTTGTGCTGAACCAACGACGTTACCTCAATGCAATAACTTCAAACATTTGCGCGTTACACGGAGAACAACCTGTTAAAGTTGGCATGAATGCTGCCTCAGTGCAGTTTCACTACATGCAAACAAAACTCATTGCTAACGGCAAACACCACGTTGCAGATGCAGACTTTTCCAATTGGGATGGCGGATATAACTCAGAAATCCACAACCTGCTTGGAAACCACTTCTATGCACCACTCTATCAGAAGTGCAACCCACAATGGGACGAAGGAGATCTCACTGCAATAAAGAAAATCTATGGTGTTCTTGCAGAACCACTCATTTTAGCAAGAGGACGCATTGTGAAACTACCATCAGGTCAGCTTTCAGGTCAAGCAAACACAGCAGTTGACAACTCACTTGTAAACCTTGCCATTATTTACACAGCATGGAAAGAAATGTGCAGCAGCACATTCGGCAAATCCTTCAAGAATTTCACAAAGCACATGGGAGTAAACATCCTAGGTGATGATATCCAATTTTCTGCGACCACACAGGTCAAAGAAATTTTCTCACTTGAACAATATGCACAAATAGCATCACGCTATGGCTTTACAGCTACCTCAGCAACTGACAAGAAGAAAACACCTCAATGGACCACTCTCCAGCATACACAATTTCTTAAAAGAACAGCTATACAACAAGGAGATGGTTATATAGTTGGTCGCCTAGACAAGGCTTCCATCTATAAACAACTCAAGTTTACACGACTCACTTCCTACAATTACACTCCGGATAGAATGCCAGTCAAACAAGAATACTTGTTTCAGAAGATCACAATGACAGCACTCCGAGAAGCCGTCTTGCATGGGAGAAAATTTTTCCGAAAGTTTGAACAGAACCTGCAGAAGCAGTTCGCACTCTTTCGTTTTGAATACCCCAACACTGCAAACTATGACGATGTCTTCCGAGCCGTCTTTTTCGATGAGATGAGTAAAGGTCAGTTACAACGACTCGTACAAAGTGGAGCAGGAGTAGGCTATAAAATGGCAATGCTTCTCAGACACCACAAAGTACCAAGCGACATTGACAACTCTGTCCAAGTCGAATGGTTGAGCCTTAAGCTCAATGCATCAGTAGCAGAAATACATCATGCTATTGAAACTGACAAGAAAGGCAGATTCCAAGGGATCATGAATGGTGATGAACTAGTTGGCGTTCGTCCAGCAAACGGATGTTCAACTGGTGAACAGATATACATGAGCAAATACACACCTCATGCTACACAACAACTGTATCACATCACCGACGCAAAACACACAGAGTCCATCTTAAAGAAAGGCTTAATGCCTAATGGACACCGCGACGTGCACCTCATGGAATTACAGAATCCACCTTCTAAATTTCACAGTTTGGCGAAAAGACAAACAACTCCAGTCTATTACACTATCAAACCTGAAATTACACAAACTTTGTATAGAAGCTACAATGGCTACGTAATGTCACCAATTGTCATTCCACCAAAGTTTCTCACTGGCCCTCACAAGCTCAGTGATATTGAAAACTTTGAATGCACTAATCCAATCAGATTCATTCCGATTAAAGATCAGTTTGCATACATAACCCATCAACATTAGATTGACAGGTAAATTACGTTATCCAAGTAAATTACACATAACCATCTTATTTACACCATGGCATCTGGACAACCACTCGCAACTGCCGCACCTGTCGTTGACAGTGCAGCCACTCCGGCAGGACCCTTATCCTTGGAGACGGGACGTACCACACATCAACCTCTTTCAACTGTCACCGGGAACTTCAATAGTCTCGATCCATTTTTGTACAGGCACAATTTCATCATTGCAAACTTTAGATGGAATGCTGACAAAGCTCCAGGCAATCTTATTTGGCAACTACCACTATCGCCCTATAACCTTGGCGGACGTATCGCCGAGAGAGCCGCAGCTTATCTGTACTGGAGGGGTCAAATCAGTTTCGAGGTCATTGTTGTTGCCACCGGATTTCACGCAGGGCAGCTGTTCATTGTTGAGACACCTCCAGACTATAAGCCTGGGTCGACACAATCAATTAGCGACCTTTCAACTTTCCATCACGAGCAAGTTGATGTTAAAGTCGGAGTCCCTATTCAGTTTTCCACACGAGACATTTGTCCAACGCAATTTCACACAGTTTTTGATTCACAAAGTACACTCAAACCTACAGAAAGCGTTACTGGCATGCAAAGTATTGGAGGATACATTTCAATGTTCAACCTCACAAAACTCACCGCAGCGAATACCGCGCCTGAGATTTCTATTATTGTCAAGGCTTGCCTCGACCCGTCCTTTGAAGTTAGCATCATGCGACCTCTGTCCTTTGACAACGAACGGGATGAAGTAGAGACTGGACGTTGGCAACTACTTGCAGAGCGTCTCAATGACAATGCGAAAGATTATGGCGTAAAGGATTCAGATGTAGCTGGCCTATTTTTGGTTGGCGGCTCTACTGAAGCATGGAGAGGCGTTGATCGATTAGGAAACGCAGCTAATCCTTACACAGGCAGAAACATGGAAAAACTACTTATGGCTCCATGTTCCATTACTGGTAACGTTAACAAAGAAGACATCTACCTCAGTGACGATTACACACCTATTACACATCCTGTTGGTCGTTTTAACATGAAAATTGTTGATCCAGAATTTAATGCTGTCAAGAATCAAACTTATTTCTATCCTATTGCATATGGAACCTCAGGTTCCGCTACTTACACAAAATACACAAACACAGATTGGTATTTAGGAAGAGTCAGTTCTGACAAGTATTACGTATGCACCAATCCTACACGTACTTCTTTCCATAAAGTAATTACACCCTCTGGTTATTGTCTCCACGTAAAACCTAGTGACATAACTGGTCCCTCAGTTACAGCTTTAAATGGTGAAAATCTCTTATACACACGTTGTGGCACTGGCTCCGTTGCTGGTACCCTGACTGAGAGTGATTCACTCTGCTTCAAAGAAATTACAGAATTTTGTATCCAACATAAAATTACACTAACTTCTAATACACCCGTTTTTCGCATTCTAGATAGAGTAACTAAACAGGTACTTGGACACGCTCGATTGAATAAACAAGGTTTTCTGTCCACCAACTTCCCGAGTGAAACAGTCGTGTTTTATGAAGACGTCATGTTGGCGTTTGAAGGCATGTACTCAGAACTCGAGGACCTCCCGGAAATATCGGTCACAGCTTCTACATATTTATTGCAGAAAGCCATGACTAGGTCATTTGAACGAATGGTTAACAAAAACAAGACCAAGAGTAAGAATGGCATCAGCAGCAGCTCTTATGGGAGCAGCAGGCGTTTCCGCGGGCGGCGGGCTCCTGTCGTCTATCATCGACAATCCTATGATGGAGGCAAAGAAGAACCGACTTACGATCGAGAATCAAGCCAAGAACGATATGAAAGTAAACGCAGCCAACGAAGGTTTAAGCGAAAAACTAACACATTACACAGCAAACGAAGCGAAGCAACTGATGACGGCTCAGACAGCGAATTCGAAATCCTTGAATACCCAGAATGCTCAAATCCAGAAAGAACTGAATGCCCAGAGTGCCCAGCTCCAGGCTGGCCTCATGCAGACGTCGACCCAGAATCAGGAGAACTTACAGACGTTTCAAATGAACCAACTGGAGAAAGACGGGATTCCTCGATCGATGCTCTACTTGAGCGGCTCACGCAACTCGGTGCCAGAGCAACGCGCGTATTTGGGCGGAGGAACCTTCAAGACGTTTAACGGACTATCAGGAAACACAGCTTATACTGGAACACAAGCGCAACAAATGTTGAATATGGGAAATCCACTAGCTTTCCGTTATCAAAGCCGAAATTCCAACTTCGGCACAAGAACCAATACTGCCTCGTTACAGAAAGGGTTTGACAAAGCATCACAGTACATAGGTCAATTTAAACCTAACAAAAGCAAAGGCAACCAAGTTGCCGCCTATAGTGCTAAGTATGATGATGTCATGCTCGTTCCTTAACGATGTTATTAATTTTGAATTACACATATAATTCTAAATTACCTTATATTAATTAACCAATTGTGATTATCTTTAATTATTTTTCAATAATTGTATTCTAATAATACTACACATTAATTCTTATGAGTGTTTGTTAATTAACACTCTTCAATATATAACAATCT